CCTTCCTGCAAATTCAGCAACTCGATCGGACACTAGTGTTTTTGAGAGGTTAATCTCCCCTCCTAGTGATTTGATCACCTTGTTGTAGAAGTCTGACATCTCAGATCTCATGATGATGTCGTCTCCAACAACTCGAAAGCTGTCTTTGACCGGCACCACTTTGGGATCTAGTAGTCCATCGTTCACTGCTAGCTCATAAGCTAGCATGGCCGCACAGTTATTGGTGAGCGTTAGCAAACCAAAACTGGGACCAGTTCCCAAGGGATCACCTTGAGCCCACTGAACTAATGATAGCCCAGTAGGTCCCAACTGTTTACAAAACCAGTTAGACCTAGACACCTCAAGGAAGTATCTTCGGTAGTCAGTGTAACCGGGTATCTCTGGAAAACCAAAGATATGGTCTACTAACTTTAGGGACAGCTCAACAGATAACAAGTCTGAAGCTGAGGTCATGTCTGACCCGGCGAGCTCATTTCCTCGCCTTAGCTGATCTTGTACCCATGCGATTCCGGCATCCTGACGGAATGTCACGTCTGTCTTCAGACGTCTGGCAGTGGTCATATAGACCTCCTTCAGGGGATCTAGAGTCACTTGAGTAACTCTGTTGGGATTAGCAACTACTCTAGCCTTAAGTTCAGGCTGCTGTAAGATGCTAATTCTTCCGACGTTAGAGCAGTGTGGTCGGTTTAACTCCAACTGCCACTCGTTTCCGAGGACAGAGATAGGCATATAACCTAAAAGGTCTTGTCTATCTAAGAAGTCAAACGTCACCTGGGGAACATCTTCCCAGGACTGACTCAAAGCTTCCAGCGCTGGACCGAGTTTATTCTCGGGACGCAGTACTGAATGGCCATCATGAATGGGTACTGAACCATTCATATCAAAGATGGTCGGGAATTGTATCTTCGGCATCTCTTTGAATCTAGATGTACAGAAGTGCATAATTCCTCTCGGAATATCACTTTCCTTAATCAGATCCAGAAGATCTGCTTCTGATTGGGAACTGTTGCCGGCAACGCCATGAAGGAATTTCTCCTTCTGCGTATCACTTAAAGTCTTCTCATAGAAGACGGTGTCACAAGACAAGACACCAAGTGCTTTAGCAACAGGCAGTTTAAAGACTCGCTTCCAGATCCCCAAAGGGAGATCATTAGCGTCGTGCCTAAACCACACAGGAGGAACAGGCTTTCC